CTTTGAATCCATACCCAACGGCAGGGCGTTAGCTGCGTCTTCACGGGGAACACCTAGTTCAATAAGCTCCCCGTAAAATTCCGCAACCTGCTTCATACCCTTTTCGTAAACTTCACGCACACCGTCCTTTTGGCAGGACGGGGGCGTATAATACTTAAAGTTGCTTTCGTCAACATATCGGGTGGACGATTGCAGGCGGGTAGGTCCACCGCCAATGTGCGTATAGAGTTCACGGAACGCACGGGCAGACTTACCGTCAATCACAATCGTAATATCGGGATATTCCAGGACACGCCCGTGGTCCGCTTCAATGCAGGAAATCGCACGAAGGATATTCTTCTGCGGGTCGTCAACGGGTGCATTCCAACAAATACCTGCGGACTCACCTATGAGTTGGAGCGGGTTTTCGGTAACACTGATAATCGTAATGGGCATTTTGAACCTCTTGTTTAGGTCCCTTAAATATAACAAATTACCTGGTGGCTGTCAAGAAAAAGGCAGCGTAGAAAACCGAGAACTACGCTGCCCCGCCCCACGCCAATGAGCCTGCTACCAAAGTAGCGACGTAGGGCTATTCCACCCTTATGGAAGTAACAGGACGGAATGGCTACAAACCGTCCTGCTCCCAAAATATAAACAAAGTGGTTACTACCTGCAACTGCGTTTCATAGGAACGGGGGTCCCCGAACCCATAGGCGGGATTTCAACGCAAATCTTCTTCCCGATTTCTGCTGATTTCCAATAGATATTCGCCCGCCTAAAAGCCTTGCTCATTTGTGATACAAGCATTTCAGCCTGGGCGGGGGTAATATCCTGGAAAATCAATTCAAGGGACGTATAGCCGTCGTGTTCCTGGGAGTTCTTCCCATTGAGCGACAGCCCTAGATTGTGCCAAATACCCTCGGCTCTTGCAAGCAGTTTGTTAGCGTAAGCATTCATCGTTTTGCTTCGTCTGCGGACGGCTTGGGGAACTTATTGTAATTGATACAATCCGTCACACCCAAAGCCCTGTTTGCACAATAAGTCTTGGAATTACAGGTGTTGCAAATGGATTCTTTGCTTTTTGCCATAGTTAGCCCTTTTGTTCAATAGCATCTGCTGTGTTGCACAGAATGTGATACAGTTGGTCGGACAACCCGAAGCGGTCCTTGTTCACTTCAAGCGATTGTCGGATATTGCCACCCTTGTTTCGCTTGCAGGCTGCGAGCCAATCCAACCACATTTCTACTAACTGCATAAGGTTCATTCCGTCAATGCCGTTTTCAAAATGCTGCGGATGGTGGTCGTTAGCCTGGTAGTGGTGTTCCAACGCAGGTCCCAGGTATTCCAGGGATTTCTTGTATTCGTCGGAACCATAGGTGTGCTTTGACAAATGCTGATGGGTCCCAACAAAATCAAAGCGTTCCTTTTCGGGTTCGTGAAGTTTGGATTCGTCGTGGCATTCTGCCCTATCCATAATGTCAGTGCAGAAGTCTGTGGCGAAGTCCACGACCATTTGGCGGTGTGCAAGGGTATCTTGCGTAGAATCTGCCATTACTTGCCCTCCTTTGCAAGTGCAGCGTCTTCAATAGCCTTTGCGTTCTTACGACGGAGCAAGGCAAGGCGAATGCCCAACGTGTCACGATATTCAACCATAGCATTGAATTGACGGCAAAGCAGATTGTATTGTTCGTCCCCGACTTCCTTGGCGAAACTATCGCCACGATTAAGGGCAGCGTCAAGTCTTTCTACGTTGCCTGCAACTACGTCAAATTCAAGTTCAAGGTCAACGATAACTTCTGCAAGGCTCTTTTTCGGAGCCTGGTTCTTCACAGTCTTTTTAGCCATTTCGTGCCTCCCGATTAAACCTTGGATGTTCCTTCTACGCCACGCTTCACACGGGAGTTAGTTCTTTTACGCAACCACATAAGGGCTTCTTCAATCTTCGTAATAGCACAGGCGTTTTCCCTGCACTTGTATTCCGAGTTTTGGAAATGTTCAAGACGGACGAGAACCATACCGAGCAAATCTTCGTTTGCAACGCCGTTCACGCCGTTTTCCTTAATCGGTCCTTCTTGGAAATCCACAATACCGACAACTCGGTTCTGTCCCTTGTGTTCGCCATCGGTATCGGGGTGTGCCACAATGACCTTAAAGTGATGCGGGGCGTTGAACTTGAACGACTGTTCGTGAATAACCATAGTGTAGTTCTGCGTGAGCAAATCGTGTTCCAGGACAACATAGCCCTGGTCCTGCTGCTTCGGAGCAGCATTCGCCTGGGAAGGCACCATCTTCGCCAAAATCTTCGGAGCGGTCTTCTTCGGAGCGTCAGCCTTAACTTCCTTCTTCGGAGCAGCCTTCACGTCCTTCTTCGGGGCGACAGCCTTTGCCTTCGGAGCGACTTTTGTTTCAGTTTTCGGAGCAGCCTTTTTAGTAGCCATTTTAATTTTCCTTTGCTGTGACACACAGCGGTTAATTTAGATGTAATTAAAATCCTTCTCTTTGTGCCCAAGATGCTATGAGTAAGCCATCGGCATCTTTATGCTTACGAATAATACTTTCCTGGCCGGGGAATAAACGCAAACCTATATCCATAGACGCTTTTTTTAATTCAGCAGAACCTTGAACACCCTTGGGGAGCAATACACGCTGCCACTGCTTACTATCGCAATACATACGAGGCAAACCCAAGTCTTCAACAACACAAAGCGTTGCTTCAAGAGAGCGTGCTGCCGATATAGACGTTGCAAACTGACCCGGATTGATACGGGGGCGTTCCATAATAACAAGAATGTCATCGGGAACCATACCCGCCATAAGGTCAATAATCGTCTGTTTAAGAACAGCGTGATTTATACGAGAAATTTCCTGTTTCTTCTTTGTATAAGATTGTTCCTTAAATATCGGAGTCAATATCATCTTTGGAGAAACACCTTCCCCAACCCAACCGATAGACCCGCTTGTACCGTTATCAATCCCAATGTAAAGTTTATGAGCCACCTATAACGTCTCCTATAAAGAACTATCTAACTTAAATAACCCCGATTTAACCGAATTGTATAAATCCAATGTTCGTTGCTCCTTGGGTATTTTCCTAAACAATTTAGCATCTTCTTTAAGAAGCCACCTGCGTCTATTATCCGATAAAGTAACTTTACCAAAATGCAACTTATGCCTTAAATCCTGCTTACGACTACTCTTTAATGCGGATTCTCTACCCGATAAAGTTTTTCGGTAAACAATGTTTTGTCTATGTTTCCATTCCTTAAAATCTTGCCATTTATGAACGCCTATTCTAATTTGACAAGAATCGGCTTGTTTAGTATTTCGCATATTCTCTTTATGAGAACATACCCGCAAATTACTTAAATCATTATTTGACACATCCCTATCCAAATGGTCCACTTCCATCCCATTTGGGATAAGTCCTATAAATGTTTCAACAACTAAACGATGGACTAAATACAACTTTTTATTCACGCTTACCATAAGATACCCGTGAGAACGAGGATGCCCGTAAGTCCATCTAGACACACTATCCCAACGACCCTTTACAAATACTTGTCCATTACTACGGACAGGGATATTTAATAGCGGATGTAATTTCTCAAGTATCTCCATATGATTATCCAATAAACTTAACCTAATGCCTCCTCAATACGATTATAAACTTCACGCTCGGCAATCACATCACCTGCACAATACTTACCGATTTCATCTACCCTGCCCGCTCGGAAAAGAGCAGGAACTTCGGAACCACAGGTAGAATCCTTCGGGTCGTCAATGTTGAGCAGCAAGCAGGCAGAGCGGAGCGACATAGAGGCACCGCCACCGAAACGCATAAGTTCCATCGTGTCAATATGCGGAATATCCCACGGCTTCAACCCGCCAACATTCAATGCCTTCGGCACTCGCATCTGATGTGCCATAAATCGCTTTGCCAAGAAGGGAATATCAAAACCCTTAATGTTGTGACCGACAAGAATCACATTGTCGCTATCAAGGAACGATTCAAGAGTTTCAAGCATTTCTGCTTCTTCTTCAACGCTCCCGGCGGTCTTTACAATCGGCGGGTCGTCCGTGAGTGCGTTGGCGTAGGCGACGGCACAGACCATACCGAACTCTGCGTGTAGTGCTGCCATATCTTCCAACTCCTGTCCTTCCTTGCCCGGATATTTGGTAGCAGCCCAAATCGGGTAGAAGGTGTCCATAATGCCTGGACGTGGAGTAGTTTCAATGTCAATAACAAATTTTCTAGCCATTTTTAATACCGCTTACTTATGATATAGCAACATACTCTCACGAATAATCTCAAACGGAGTCTTCTGCGGGTTCTGCAAGTTCTTGGGCATTCGGCTTACCACGAGGAATTATTGTAATCTTGTTATTTTTCCGCTTTTCATTGAAAGCACAAAAATCGGAGAAACGAGGCTTCGCTTCACGGGGGATTCCCAACTTTTCCTTATGCTGTCGGATGGATTCCCAAGAGCGGTTAGGAACTATCTTACCGTCTAACAGAATAGCGTCTTCTGCTTCAGTCCACCACCAATTACAGGTGTTCTTGCGAAGTTCCTTCCACGGGATATTATGCTTGTGTGCGTACGATGCAGCCTGCAAATAAGTTCTCCCTTCGGGAACATTACCCTTCTTCACTTCTAGGATTTCGGTATCAAGCCACCGTCTTTTGGGCACATTTCTTGACATAGAGCCACCAATTCCTTTGTTCCCACCTTGTCTATGGGAAACAGTCTATTGTGGCTGTCCACAGGTGAATATAATAAAATATCACAAGAAATGCAATAGATTATCTGTTATTTTTCGTCTTTTTTAGGGGTAAGGTATTCGGCATCGGGGTTTTTCTGTCTAAAATCCCGAAGCATATAGGTCATAGATTCGCTACTGTCGGCATCCGTAGGCTTATGGACTTTGCCACAGACCACCTTGCCTTCCCTTGTCACGGGGGGCACTAGGATTTCCTCGTCCTTGAACATATCCAAGAGTTTGGTATGATTTCGGATGGCAGACCGCAACTGCAAGGCGACCCAATGGAACGAATCGGCTATGTTCTCCTGCTCGGCAATCTTCTCGGCATTAGTCACAAATTCTTCCAACTTGACTATGAGTGCCGAAGTATATGCCCAAATAGCCCGCTTCAAATCCTTGTCAAGACCCTGTTGCTTACAAGCATACAGAAAAAGAGCGGACTGCACCCATTCCATTGAACAGGGTCCATTCTTCTCTCGGATTTGCCTAGCCCGCTCACGGGCTTCCCTGCGAGCCTTTATGTATTGAGAAGTTCCCTTATTAAAGGCGAAAGCCTCTGCAAACTTTTTAGCGTGCATCGGCTTCCCGTGAATATATATGTAATCTTTCTTGGGCATTACTAATCTGTCTGCTTTGACTGTTTAAGCGGGGCGTCCCTACCGCTCATAGATTTTGCATCGGCGTTGTTCACATCCACATTGATAATCTGCGAAGCACCCGCAAGACCATCAAGTAGTGATTCAATGTAAGCAATGTAAGCCTTGATATTGACATACGGAGCAATCGTTTCGTTCTTGACAATGGCATCAAGCATATTAAAGACATTGCCTATCACAGTTGCCGAGGCATCCGCATATTCCAAGCGGTCAAGTTCAGAGGTATTAATCGCACAATACTGATTGATGACCACATTGCCCGTTACATCATAACCATAAGAAGACAAGAGGTCGGTAATCATCTTCTCAAGGAATGACTGCAAAGCTGCCTGTCCCGCCTTGACCTTGCGGGCGTAACGAGCATACTTACGGAGGGCACCACCCACCTTGGTTTCGTCACGACCTGTAAAAACAAATTCAGCAGGAATGGACTTGATGTCAAGAATCAAGTTGCGCATATTGTTAATGCGGTCGGGCAGACCTTCCACACTAGCATTTTCAGTAGCCCCAAGCGATGCGGCAATAGCGCCTCTTTGGCTCTGCTGCGGAATGACACGCAGTTTAGTAGCCTCGGCAGCATACATTCGGATAGTATCAATGTTATAACCTGTAATGGTATCACCACCAGTGTTGTTGATTGCCTTTTCGTACCAAGCTGTAAATTCCTTCAGCTGCTCCAAGTCAAGGCCATCGGGAGCCGTCACAGACACAAGGGAATTGCGCTGTAGCGACGCGTTAATTGATGACAAGTCCAACTGCTCAAGCATTTCAAGGGCAGTCAATTTGTCATAGATTTCAAAGCAGAAGGGACGACCCAAACTACCATTCTGTGCAATGGTAGCATCCCTTGTCTGCAAGGACACATTCATCGCAGACAAGGAATAGCGGTAACGGTCGGACTGCATATCCAAACACAAAATTTCCTTGTTGTCTAACAGGTCAATCTTGTTTACCTGGTCAACCGACAACTTGTAATACAACGGTGTGGCGTTCAACCCCTTAAGAGCTATCGTAAAGACGGAACCCGGTTGGAAGGTGTCCTTCAAACCTACAATGTGCCCTTGCTTATCTCGGATATACTCAACAAAATACTGCCCATAAAAGATAGCATCAAACAAAATCTTGGAAATATACTTATCCAGCTGTGTGGACCTGCGGAAATCTCTCACCACCTTGTTCGCAGCATTGGACTTGTTATAGCGGTCGTCAATCGTGATGTCAAAAGTAAGATTCGTGCGGGGGTCAACGGCAAGTATGTCGTAGGACAAGGTTTCAATCATCGCCATCACAAGATAGTTGGACTTCAACGGCTCGTACTTGTTCACGTCCTCACGATAGCGGATGAACTGCTCGTAAAGCTGAGTGAGCAAGCTAATCTCCGTGGCACCATTCGCAGAAATCTTCCTAATTACCCGTTTATCGTGCTCATTGGATGCAATGAGTTCTTCCACGGAAGTCATGCGCCTACCGATGTCTCGGAAAGTCGTATAATCCGTGAATGTGCTTAAAAACCTCTGAGTAAACTGACCAAATATATTCACGAGACAACCTTAAAGTTCAATTAAAGTATAACCTAATTTAGCAATCTCTGTAGCTACATCTGTAATTTCCCAATGACTTGCATCCCATGCTTCGGGTACAACTATTGGAGTAGTGCTTATATATAGACTGTCACCTTGAATACACAGAGAGCCCACAGTAGGATAAGCTATATTGGGGTTATAGGGTTTAGCTATTACATCCAAAGATACACCAGACTCGCCCTGCGGTCCCTGTTCCCCCTGGGGACCCCGCTCACCTTTTGGGCCTTGCTCACCCGTATCACCCTTATCGCCCTGTGGACCCTGTACACCCTGTGGACCAGGAATACCTTGGGGGCCTTGTCCACCTGTATCGCCCTTTTCACCTTGTGGTCCTTGAACACCTTGGGGTCCCTGAACACCCGGAATACCCTGCTCACCTTGTGGGCCACGTTCACCTGTATCGCCCTTATCGCCCTTCTGACCTTTAAGCTGTAATAAAGGGAGCTTCTTTAGTTTATGGCCAGCAACACCGTCGTCAATAACAACGTACGTGTTATCTGCATACTCACCGGTTTCCAACAAATAAATACGTGTCACTACAATTTCTCGTTCAACAGCCATAATAACCTCAAAATCAGTTAATCCACAGTCACCATAGGGTCACAAACATTATGAGACACAGCGTTGGAACCCGTACCCAATAAAACGGTCAAACCCTCAGCATCAAAACCTATAACGTAATCAACATTTCCATCGGAATCCTTACCGCCTATAACGCTAGACAATACCTTAGACGCGGTCATTGCGTCAAACACTGCGTCACCGACAGCATCACCATTAACAGGCTCCACCATTTCCATAGCATCCTTGACATTACAGCCTATGGAAACTTCCTTAACATGCAACAAAAAGACTCTATCTCCCTTAACTAGACGGGAGCCGTCTATCGGGAGATACACCAAGCCTTTAACTCTGTTTACTCTGTCACGCTTCAATGCCATATTCTAAATATAAATAAATCCGTGCGATACATAATCCACGGATTCATCAAAAAGGGGTGGAACCGCTACCGGAGGTAGCCGTCCAACGGCTGCCATTGGCAAGTTCTACCGACGAAGCGAAGACACAAAGCTGCCAACCTTTAGGTTGGCGGTAGTTCACACCCCCGATGGTCCCTACTCCTATCATTATGAGGACAAGGATTGGGATTTGTTCAAGTGCCCCGAACTTGAGCGGGCGAAGCCCTTTGATGGTCACACCGACAAGGATGTTGGCAGGCTTCTGTCGCTTGCAGAATAAATTAGACCGTTGACTGAAATCTACTCAAACTTACTCACGGTAAGTCTTTCGTGATTTCCTATGGCCCGTTTGAACAGACCATCGCAACGGCATTTTTCTAGGCACTTCCTTACTTGCCACCTGAACAAGCTCTTTGGCTGAAAGTACCTATATCCGCTATCCCCTGCCCTTTCGAGCAGGTACCCTCTTAACACGGTCGAGGTAAGGCGGATTTTAATGTTCTTTGCACTGTGGATGTCGGCATTCTCGGAATGTCCGCATTCCACACAGCAAAATTCTTCTTGAGTCTGACGGTTGCGGTCGTCGATACAGCCGCACTCGCCACACATCTTTGAGGTATATTCGGGCTGAACAAGCGAAACGAGCAGCCCGTAATGAGGTGCAATATGGATGAACTCGTCCTTCAACGAGGATAGTCCAGTCCTTAGATGCAGCCTTCCCAGGTTAAATCCCTTAGCATCATCGGCATGGAGTCTACTTCCTTGGAAGCCGTCAAGGTTCTCCATTGCGATGTGCTTGATACCTTGGGCTGCAAAAGACTGACAAAGTGAAGCAATAGTCCGCTTGTTGGATTCATTCAGCTTCAAGGTAATAGCTTCTATCAGTTTCTTGTCCTTCGTGGAAATCTTGAACGCATCATGTTCTTCGTCCTTACCAAATCGGTCATTATAGTTCTTCTGCTTCTGGTCTATCTTGAGCAATTCGGTTTCGAGGTCAGCAATCAAGGCATCGTCATTCGGGATGAATTCTCCGGTACTCAATGCAAACATGTTATGCTTGGAATTTACATCAATTCCAATGGTATTTTCTTCGGCAATTTCATCAGTATTCTTATATCGGTATCCGTCCCTCGCAAGAACTACATGGATGTCATTGCCGTGGACTACCATCGTATATGATGTATCTGTTCCATTGCAGTAACGGTTCAGCGAGCGATGATATGCCTTGTTATACTTGAATGGCATGCATAGCGTGTTCTTGCTATCGCCACGATAACCTTGGTCGAACCAGTCCCAAGAAAGTTCGATGAAGTAGTCGAACTTACCATGCTCATTTCTTCTGGCATCCACGATAGGACGCTTGATTCGGCTGCGACCGCTGAATGTAAGTGATTCAAAGGTAATCTTTCCGCGCTTCTCGTATTCAGAGAATACGGTGGTTCTCCTAGATAGGGCTAACCTCATGAGACGGTCGACCCCGAACTTGCGAATCTTATCTAGTATCGCTCGATAGAACTTCTGCTTGGATTCTACAACGGTAGGGATGACGGATTCAAGCCAGTAAACAGTTTCATCCTTGCCGTATCGTGCAAGCCAAGTCAGTACCTTGGTAAGTTCTGTCTTCGTGGTATGAACTTCAATGGATTTAAGTTCACCTTTCTTGTGTCCCTTGACATTTATCTTGTAGAACGAGGGAACAAGTTCATCTACCTTGACAAACTCAATCTTCTTGCGTATCGCATCAAACCGTAGTTGGTATGCTTTCCATACATCCTCTATTGCCTTTTTCAAGTAGTGACTGGAAAGGCGCGTGTTAAATGTCGGGTTGAAGAAGTTGAACGCCTCGAACTTGGACATGTCCTGGAAGCCTAGCATATCCGAGAAGAACACTTCCGATATGTCGTTCCTTACGGCACGGATTTCCTCTGCACGGTGGATGATTTCGGCTCGCTTCGTGTCGGACAATAGGATAGGATAGAACGCAGCTGAGAACTGCGACTCGTACCTATCCTTCAATGTCCAACAGTGCTTGCTCATACAATACAGAAATGGCTCGTTCGGAATTTATTGTCGAGTTCAATCCCAAACGAGCCATCATAAATGGTCTCTTGCCGTACTACAACGAAGAACTCGACTAATTCGTTGTACCTTTATACATTAAGTTTATAACAATCTATAAATTTTTATAACGAATTTCAACATAAAATGCACAAAAATACATGTAGTTTTCGGTAGATTTAATTAAATTTGAGTAGATTTTAGGTTAGCTGTTGATAACCCATCCGAGAGTTCGCCCACATCCTGCACACCCGCCATTTCAGCAGCGGTCTGCATAATTTCCTTCATCTGCTCGTCCGAGACTCTAGCCATCTTACTTTTCTCCTACATTTCTATTACCTAAATATGCCCCGATTTCCACACTCAAATCCATACAGGGGATGTATTCCCATCCGTCACGCTTCAAGTGAACCAAGGCGAGTTCTTCAACCCGCAAGTTGGTCATACGCTCTATGAGCAACTTGTAGGTACTCAACTGTGCCGAGTAATGGATGTAGTTACAATCGGGCAAGCCCTCAAGGGGACCGATGCACTTTTGGAACGGATTCTCCCTGTCAATCTTCTTATTGGTCTTCCAGTCAAGGATGGCAATGCAATCCTCGCCCCTGTCCCAACAGAGATAGTCAATGGTTCCGCAGAGTGCCCATTCGGGCTTGTACACAATAAATTCGTTGCGGATAGGTACAAACCTACGACACAGGTGATTGTAGGCTTCCAACCCGCTTTTCCGCACAAGTTCATAGTCACCAACAGGTTCTACAGGTTGGTAGTGCTTTCGCTTCCACAAATTTTCCATATAACTATGAACTTGTGTGCCCATAGATGCTGCTTCATTTTTATTCTTGTCCCACATCGCCTGCACGTCTTCTACCTTCATATTGTGCTTGAAGGCATACCGCTCCGCAATTTCCTTCCACTTCAAGTCCTCGCAGAACTTGTACTTGTCACGGGATGCCAAAGCCTTTATCAAGTCCTTGGAAATTTTATCCTTGTTACAGGTAATCATATCACAAATTACCGAATAGGAAACTTCCTTCAAACTCCCATCAAAGATGGCGAACAATGTGTCCTTCGGAATCCCGCTCTGTGCCGAAAAACTACCGACATACTTTTCAAGTTCAATGTCTTCACCGCAATGCTTGACAAAGGTAGTAACGGAGGTGTACTTTGTTCCGAGGGAATCCGTATAGATGTGCGGTCCCTCGTCAAAGTAGATGTCTCGGAACTTCCACAGTTCTATGTCCAAATCACAAGTCATAAACTAATCCTTAAATAGTATATTCCACAAGTTCTCCATTTGAACTACCCACACGCTGAAGACGTGTGGGTTTCCACTACGCCTACGTGTATGGTTCCAATTAGAAATCATCGTGAACTACCCACCGCCTAAAGGCTGGGGGCTTCTTGTTTTCGCTTCAATGGGTTCGCTTGTGCATAATCCTTACAGATTAGCATAGGGGCGACTCCCTCTGCGGAGGCTTGTTCCAAGCACTCGGCTCTCTTTGACGAGCCAATCATCAAAACTACACGGGCAGAATGCGTGTCCCTGTCCATCGTATAGCCACAGGAGCACTTATATATCCTGTCAGCCAAAGTAGGATGGTTTATAGTTCCACACACGGGGCATAACTTGGTAGTCGGTTCCCACTTGGAAATCTTGAAACTGCGACCTCCCGCTTCAAGAGCCACAAGCCGTTGCTTCAATGCACCGAGGCAGGAGGACTGCACGGACTTGCCGAACAGCCCTTTTTGCCACCCCTTAATCTGCTCGTCTTGAAAGTATATAACATCATAGTCGGTCGTTAGTTTGTGGTATATCTTGTTGGCGATGTCCTTGCGTCTATTCGCCAATTTTTCATACTCACGCTTCAACTGACGCATACACCTGCAATACCGCCTTGACTTCTTCTCGTTCGTTTTCTTGCCCCGCTTGTTCAACTTGCGTGACAGGAATTTTAGATAGTCAGTTTCTCGCACATCGCACTTGTACTTGTCACCGTATGACGTTGTTATGGAATCCTTTATGCCGAAATCAAGACCGACGTTCTTGTTGGTAGGAATCCTTTTGGATTTCGGCAGCATAACGCAAACCTTTACGTAATAGCCACTAGCCTTACGAACAAGTTTAGCGTCTGCTATTTCAAACTTTTCAAACTGATGTAATTGGTTAAGCCCGTGGACACGTAGTCTACGGAATCCTGGAATCGTGATTCTACAACCATCAATTATTTTGGTATATCCTGTAATGATGGGCAGGCAATTTACCTCGGACTTGAACTTCAATGCCCCTACCTTGATACCCTTCTTCTTGGCTTTTGCAAGGTTCACGATGTCCGTCCTCTTTTGGGCGACTGTCGCCCTATGGAGTACGGACGGTAGCGAAACGATGTCCGTTATCGGGTTCTTATCCTTGTCATAGTGAACCACATTCTTATGTTCCGTGTACTTGTAATCAAACAGGGAAGCATCTTCGCTCTTGTTGGAGAGCGATAGCATATCGTTCACGACCCACTTGGCTTCCTTGAAGCATTGGGCTAGTTTAGTGAACACACCTTTTGGGTTATGCCTCACGGAAACCTTGAGTTCCAAGACACGGCAGACCTGTGTCTGCCGTCTAGCCCGTGTTTCGGACATAGATGCCCGAATCCGGGCTTTGGTGTCTTCGCTTCTCGTGAGTTCCATAGGTATTCTTGACTTAAATGTAGGCTTATCGGTGTATAACTCAAATATAGATTATTTTCCTAACAGGAGATAGTTATTTATTTCTTACATCCAACAGGTCTTACCCACGCCCTTTAGAATACGCATACAGAACTACCCCAGTTATCTCCGCATCTTGAGGAAGTTTTCCATCACATATTCCTGCCGTTGGTGCATCGTCATAGAAGTCGGCTTGGACTTCTGCAACTCAAGCAGGGAAGATGCCCCAAGGGTCATAGAAGCACCGATGGCTTCATAGGAACTAGATGCCACAGAGTCGGCAATATCCTTACCGCCCGCCTGCTGCTTGCCATCCACGACAATAACGGCAGGGTGGTCAATCTTCTTCGGGAGGTTCTGTAGGTTAATGAGTTCCGTCCTCAAAATCTGCGACTTCGGCATCTTTATCAAGCCGAGCAAGATATTGTTGCTCAACTTTAGGTATGGGTCCTTGGTTTTATCCACAGAGGCATATTTCACATTAAAGCCCATCTTGGCGAGCAACTGCATCATATCGGCACTTTGGTAGCCGTCACAGGTAATCTGTGCGATACTTATGCCTTGGCTCCTCAAGTAGTTCAAGAACACACGAACCTTCCAAAACGGGACTTCGCTTCCGGGCAGAGCCTTGATACCGAACACAAGCGGGGTCTCTACCGCAGGGCTAATCTTGCTCACAGGACTGCCATCTATCGCAGAGGTAGAATCCACCCTAATGTTCTCCGTCACCCTGCTCATTGCGAACCCGAATCGGTCACTACGCAAACCACCATCCAAGTGGACATAGTATTTGCCCTTCGGGAGATTACCCTTATAGAAATCGCTGATTTGGTCGTTTTCGTTCAAGGTCAAGTGCAACTCGTCTGTGGTCATACAGTTCTCAAGGCACATTGACCTGTCAAGGGCTTCCACATTGTAAATGAGGTTCACACCGTTTCGGGTCGCCACACCCGCCAAGTCCTGCAAGGCACCGGGCAGGTTGGTTTCAAATTCCGTCCTGTACTCCACAGGAACCTGTATCGTCCTGCCCATATAGTCATCCATTTCCTTCTCGGAGGTGATGACCTTCGGCTGCTCCACATCGGAGCCGATGAACACAGGGAATGTCTTACCGCTATAGATGCCCTTGTAGGATTGCACATCCCAAATGGCGGGTTCAAAGATAATCACGTGAGGGTCATTCCTCACCGCATCAATATGGCTTTCCAAGAATGACGAACTGTCATTTCGGGAGGAAATGAGCCATCTGCGACAGGGGAGGGTGCCACCCTTGAGCATAAAGCGGGACTTCATACGGCGGGTGATGGTGTCGTAGTTCTTCACCGCTTGGTCCGCAACTGCGTTTTGGAAGTTGGCTTCGTCTATGATAGCCCCGATAACTGCCTTACCCAAGTTGTGACCGCCACGAGAACCGTAGCCGATGCCGACGTGATGGGGGAACATATCCTCGTCAAGTCGCTCGCCCTTCTTCGGGTTGAACTTGGAACAGAAGTAAGGAGAAGCACCCATAGCATCTAGGAATTGGTTTGCCATAACAGCGGATGCCAAGTCCATAGTTGCGGTCACAAGCGAAAAGATGATGGAGGTAGTAGAGAGCAACTTGTACTTGCGATGCGGGTCTTTTAGAAGGGTTACGTGGTACAGGTCATACATCGCACCCATCAAGGCAAAACTCGTCTTTCCTGCTCCGATACAGCCAGTTACACAATTTGAGGAGATTATACCACAAGAAAGCGGGTAGTTGTGAAGGTTATCCACCGTGAAGTTAAACACCATTTCGGGAGGTAATTCCTCAATAGATACAATGCGGTGATTATAGTTCCGAGCCTGCTCAACAATAAATGGGTCTTTTAACCCCTCTTGCCACAAATCGTGATGTTTCTTCAAATGAACCCTGTTAGGCAGTGCTATCAAGTTGCAGGGTCTA